GGTGCCATCATTACCGTTGGGGTCCAACGTGGTCAACAGCTTCCTATATATGGCGGTCTCCTGTGTTCCGTTAGCGTACTTCTTATTCTTGTCGAATACGTCGGATCTTTTCTTAAATACAGAGCCGCTATCAGCGAGGGTGCCCCACTGCTTTTCAATGGCCTTGGCGTAGTTCTCGCCATAGGCCTTCGACTCTTTTTCCTTGGGAGACGCTAATGGGCTGGGGAAGTTTTTACTCCCGCTGTTTTTGTTTATATCTCCGTACATCTATAGGGGCAGATTTATGCAAATATAGCAAATACGTGAGTAAGAGTCAGTAAGGCTTAAACGACCTAAGAAACTTCTTCGATGAGAAGTCAGAGTCCTGTTTCTTTTTATTTGACTTTTGTGCTCCGAGGAGACAGAGTCCAGAACTTATCGTAAGGTCGTATTTGGTTCTGTTGTCAATCTTAAACCCTATCCAATCCTCAAGAGTTCTGTTGAAAGGCATGTTACCTATTTCCCCTGTATCGTGATTGGTCCCGACATGGTTGTGTATGTACGCTTCGATGGCATGGGCGTGGGCCTGGATAACATCTTGAGAGTTAGATGGAATGCCTTTTGTCTTTACGTTGACCTTAGCGTTTGCGCTCATGAGGTGGCGAGGTCGATCCATTAGGTATCCATCGTAACCCCTTGATTCAAAGTACCTTGCAATGCCGTACTTGTTGTTCTCGATTAAGATTGGATATCCGTAAAAGAAAGCAGCCATAAGAACATCTTCGTAGAAGATTTTAGCTAAAGGCGGACGGGAAGCGTACTCAAGCACAAAAGCATTGGAGGGGTGCTCCATGTGAAACTTATTGTACATGTGTAGCGCACCCTTTGACCCTCGTCCATCGACGGTAGCATCCAGGTCATACGAGTCTACCCCGCCAACCCCTAGCTCTGCATTGGGTGCTACTTTCTTGTTTCTGTCAAGCTTTACTTGATTGCGTATATCATCTGGAGGCATCCAGCTAACCCTAAACCTGCCGTTGGGGGTGGGAGAGAAAACAACCTCCGTATCCTTCTCCCCGTTCTTCCAGAGGAAGTTCCCCCTTACAACTGGGTTTGGGAACAGCTCATCGTTGTGCTGGATCTGCTGGTAGATCTTACCTACGTTAAATATGCTCCCATCAATGCTGTCCCTAAAGGCCTCGTCTGTACTAAATGGGAACTGCCTAGTTACCTCGTTGAGTTCCGATGGGTCCGACCTGAGGCTTTCCCTTTCATTTTTAAGGTACGTCTTAGCCCCGATAGTAATACTATCGCCATCAAGCCCAGCCACAGGGCTATCAGGATCATCAATGATGGGTCGACCGTGTTGGTCAAAAAATCCTTCAAGTGATTCATAGGAAGGTATAAATAATCTGTAGAGACCCGATCTGGTCCTACCGTTTGCATTTCTCTGAAGCGGATCTGAATCTTCCCACAGGTCCTTGTACTCCTTGCCTCCTTTATCCATGGGGTTCACTGTAGAACCCACCAGCGCCTTCCCTACAATCTTTCTACCGACAATAAGGCAAGTCCTTTGAATCCTCCAGGCATCCCTAATGTCTGTTGGCTTCTCCCACTTTCCAGCCTCGTCAAGGTAGAGTATGTGTAGCTTCTCCCCGTCATAAGCGTTGTTGGTGGTGTTCTTCCAGTTGATTACCGTATTAAGAGCCTCGCCCGTCTGCGTAGTCTTATTATTCTTCGTGATTCTCTTACTCGGCTCGCGAAAAGCCAGCTCCATGCGCGGATTGGTCGTTCCATCCTGAATAGGTTTGAAGAAGAAAGGGTAGTGCCTGAACATGGACACGACTTTCTTCATGAATATATTCTCTTGGGCGTCCTTACCAGTCTTCGACTGTATCCCCAAAAGCTTGTCTTTGACTTGTGTGGCTTCATCGAGAAGTACAGACGAGCAGATATTCGTGTATCCGCTCCGCCTGCACTTCGTATACAGCTGCCCAATGCACCTTGGGTCCGCCTCACACGCAGACAAATGTAAGAAAATATTTCTTTGGAACTCTAAATAGTCGGGACTACCCACATCCATGCGGGTCCACTGAAGCATCATGTAGTGCCTCCCCGTGATATATGTAGGGACACCTGCATTGAAAAACCAAAAGCCTTCACGCCTACGGCGAAACTCCTCTTCGATATACGGAGAAAATTTCTGTCGAAACTCTCTTGGCGTCTCGGACCACTCGTCCATAGATTTAATACGAGACAGTTCCTTAGGCATAGGAACCCTTTGCCACAACTGCATATCCACTGGCTCTCCATGTCCGAAAATTTCTTTTTCGGGAGGCTGAGCGGGAAGTATAACGACCAACCCACCGAGTTCAATACGCTCACCTTTCGTACCGTTGGGGCAAATTGAGATAGCAGGTTCTTCATACCCTTTTATTTCTACCAGGTTAGACATCAGTAAACTCTACCGTGAGCGTCCCGCTTAAAGCTGGGGACGCCTGTCTTGGGGTTCTTAAGCTCCATGTGTTTTCCGCACGGACACTTTATGTCGTGGTATGCGCCGTCTTGTCCGAACTTAATCGAGACACCACTCTTAGATTCTTCGTGATCGCAGCACTTGCAGATATAATCAGCCATTGAATTTAATTTAGTACGCCCGACAGGATTCGAACCTGTGACCGTCTGCTTAGAAGGCAGATGCTCTATCCAGCTGAGCTACGGGCGCATAGTTGGGGCGGCGGGACTTGAACCCGCGACTTCCTGTGTATAAGACAGACGCTCTAACCAACTGAACTACGCCCCAGTTTGATTACCCCATGTTTCGTAGAGGGGCCACCTGTCGAAAAACCAACTTTACTCTTCGTTCCAGGAATCCTCCCAGAAGTAGTGTAGTCCGTCGTTTCCGTTTTGTCCGATAATATTCATCCTATGGTTAAGATACACTTCGTCTTGCCACCAGGCAAATTTATTTTGAGTATCGCTCTGCGAATCCTCCTGTGTAGTCTTTGGCTTCTTCGATCCCTCCATTAGTCTGTAGGTCTTTTATCATCTGTTCTAACCGCTGTCTCTCAACGATTAGCTCCTTGCAATCCGTGGCTGTTTGCTTGATGGATTGAAGCTCGGCCTTGCGTGCGCTCCCGTTGATCTCTGGGTCAACAGGCTTCTTGATTTCGTCGATCATGTTGTTGATGGCAACCTCCATCGACCTCATCAATCGCTCCGCAGCCTCAACTGTTGTGAACTTCTTCTTCGACATAAAGCATATCGTGTGGTCGAGTTCTGTAGTACTCGACATCATTGATAACTATCCTGTAGTCGGACTTGTTTCTTATGCCTACCACGTCACCCTCTTCTATGCCAAACTCATCCTTAGAGCCCTCGCACGACTTGAAGACACGAGCCCTAGACGTTGGTCTCTCATAAAGCTTTACTGTCTCGATGACGTCAGACTGAATCTCCTCCTCCTCCTCAACCTCTTCAAGGAGACACCATTTAGACAGCATGATAATATCATCTGATCCTTTAGGAGTGTAAGCTATGGCGTGAGAGCTTGTTGGGTTTTCTGGATCGTACCTAACGCTGTAGCAGTCCTCAAAGCCTGGGAGAGGAGTTCCCCCATTGATGACAACAAGGTGATGGAAGTACAAGGTGTCACCTATCTGCACATCGGTGTCGTGTTTGGCAGGTAGGCAAACAACAGTTCCCTTTGTGGTCCTGTGTTTGAACTGGTCAAACTTTGTCTCCATGTAGATCTCTACGCCATTTCCGAGCGTAACGGTGTCGTTGAGTTTTTTTGGAATCTCAACGACAAAGCCAAGCATGCTTTTCATTAAAAGTTTAAATCAAATTCTACAATACAGGGCATCTCGTCCACTGCCTTCCAAAGAACCTCAGAACCATCGACACTGATGTAAACGAGGTATCTTGTTTTTCCGTGAACGTGCATGTGTCTATCATCCATGATGATCGTAGACACCTCACCCTTACCTGCCCTCATGCCTACATAATAGGCCATGGCGTTTTTCGGGTCTCGCCCGATAATAATTTTTCTAATAAGTCCTTTCATTGTATTTTATTTCCAACTGCCCTCGCCAAATCTTATAGCCTCTTCTTTGTTTGTTCCAAAGTCTATGACCTCACCGCGCCTCTTAGCCTCCTCATATACAGGCTCCCAGTCTCCCCTCTGGTGATACTCGGACATATCCACCCACGTACCGTCTGGATCTTGGAAAAGAGTAGGGAATGCAAACCAGTTTTTTCCATCAAAAGTTTCAGCAGCATATAAGTGCGTAGACTCACTTACTGGCACAGTCATGAATGTTCCAGGGATATTCCCGTAGTTCAATCTAACGCCTTGTCTTGGCGCAGGTCTTTGATTTTTTTTAATTGGCTTCATCTTAATTCAGAGATATACCCAATCCGTCAAGCAGGTCGTTTAAGTCTGGACCTTGGTCTTTGGATTGAGCTTCATAAGATTCCTTCATGAACTGAGCAATAGCTTCTACCTCGACTTCATTGTCTAGGTTGTGATGGAAGAAGGCTTTCATGTTGCTGTAGTTTTCATCCACGGGGCTCAACAGTCCCACAACTATGGATGAAAGAACTCTGTCTTCGTATCCGTACTTGTGAACTATCTCGTTTATCGCTCCAGAAATTTCCTGAATCTCGAACCAGAACCCCTCTTCCTCCATATCTTCGTGTCTGCTGAAATCCATTTCAATGCCTAAAAGTAGAGTTGCCAAAAGAAAACTCTTTAGGGAGTTTTCGGTACTTAATCAAAGGTACGTAAAAAGTAACTTCCTAAAAGACCTCCGAAAGAATACTGTAGAGTTCTGTAGAAAGAACGACATATTCGAAAGGGAGCTGATGTTTATGCTCTGGGCATACGACCTAGAGTTCTGGACACTGAAGTACGCCTCTGAAAAGTATGGTTATTCAGAAAAGAAACTGGGTGAAAGAATTGTATACGAACTAGTTAAGCAGGGTTACATATACAAACACTTTGATAAAATGACCCCATCACAAAGCATGGAGGATCACTTATTCAGAGACGAAACCAAGTACAACTACAGGGTGAGGTATGCGATTACTCAGAAGGCTCGACTCCTGGTGCAGCGATTTTATTCTCTGTTTCAGCGGCCTTGACCTCGATATGACTTCTTATACTTCCTAGAAGCTTTGTGATTTGAAGTCTTTGATTTAGAATGCACTCCAGGGCGCTTGGTGTTAGAGGAGGGTGCATATTGGTTTACCTGTTTAGCCACGTTTGAGTTGCGTTAATTATTCTTTGTAGCTTCTATAAGCTTCTACATCAATCCACCAGTCTCCTTCGGGATCATTAAGAATAGATAAAATTTCTTCGTGAGTGTAGGTGGTCAAAGAACCAGTGCCGTATGGGGGTGAACCATCCCATCTAAGCAAAGACTTCTCTGTATTCCTCACTGTTTTTCTCAAAGAATCTACAGATCCATCAACACTTTCGTTGGCTGTTCTTGTAAGGAGGTCAGATGTATCTATTATGGCGTATGTCCTGCTCATGATGGTACGTCAGTTGTAAAGGTTGCCCCGCTAATAGTAAGAGTGTTGCTGTTGCTGCTGGAATCAGTTCCATCGTCCTCAAGTCTCCAGTAACCAACAAGGTTTGATCTAGAGCTTTCGTCTGTAGGCACACCGCTGTTGTATATGGCAGTAACCTCAGATGAGCTTAGCTTTTTGTCGTAACAGCTAATCTCATCCAGCTCTCCTGCATCGAATGTATTGCTGCCAGCATTAAATGTTTGTGACCCCAGAGCGATATCACCAAAGTCAACGCCGCTCAAGCTTGCCTTGGTATTGTTGGAAGTGCTGTCCGTGCCAGCAATTTCAGATCCATTTACGTAGCACTCAACAAGACGTGAGGATCCGCTAGTGTCAAAAGTAAATACTACATGATTCCAAGCGTCATTATTGAATGCGCTAGCAATAGAGCTATTGCTTACCCAACTAAAGTAAGTGCTGCCTGATCCAGTACCCCTAACGCAGCTGGCTGTAATTTTTCTAGCCTGAGTACCGTGACTTTCCTCACCAACAGCTCCAAGAAGAAATGTGCTAATTCCACTGCCAAAAAAGTTGAGAGCGTAGAAAAACTGACTGTTGTATCCACTACCAGCTCCAATAAAGTCAGCTTTCTTGACCCAGTACGACCAGCTAAAGTCACCACCCGCCATAAGGTTTGGGATAACTGAGTTGGAAGACCAGTTGGCAAAGTCATTAGTTCCGTCAAAGCTCAAAGACTTTGTGTTAGAAAACGAAACCCCCCTGCTTACACCCCCAGACTCCGAAGAGACGGAGCTGATATTCAATCCAAGCCCTATCATTTACAGAGACTTATACATTACTTCGTAGTAAACCTTTCCATTATCATCCCTGCAAGCTCGTAGGCACCTCTTCCGATTATGACCATCATAAACGTAACTAACGTGAACCCAATTTGGATTGTCTTCATCACCAAATTCCCAAACGATTTGATCAAACTCAAGGTTTTCTCGAATGTAGTTGAAGAGGTCAGCGTTTGATATACCTCCGAATACGTCGCAGTCCAGATCGAGTGCGCGTCCTTCCATGTGTTGGCTACGCTTCGCCCCACCGATTGCACGGTTGAGCTCAGGCCCACGATAGCCTGACGACACGTATATAGGAACTCCGAAATGGTCGCGACAAGGTTGAAAGATGTTTTCCGCAATAGCCTTAAGATTTTCTGTAGCCCATTCATCTGGTGTGTTGTTGATGCCAAGTCTTTTTGCGGTGTCGCTTTTTGTGCATTCTGCAAGAGACAGGTTCTTAGATAGTTTCATGTCGGTTAACGAATTTTTACGATCCAAGATTTGGAGGGAATTGGTTTTTCTCCATACAATGAGATCAGCAATCAAGCTCAAATTTACGAAATCTAATTTAATCCCTAAACACCACACACAATGAAAGAGTCAATTAACACAGCGGTCAAAGCATTGGGGATCGCAACAGCAGCAGTAGTCGTCCTGTTTGGTTTGACAATGGCAGCAACCATTCCAGGAGTAGTCTATGACAGAGAGCACTCAGTTTCACCAGTGCTTATCCAGACGGTGACATCAGATATGCCTATCGAGGACTTGCGTCTTATCAAATACAAGGACGTCACGATTCAACAGTTCGACAGCTTGCTTCAAGCGGATCTCACAAGCACGATCGAAACAGAGGTGGTTCGTTCACTGAGCAACGATAAAGGACTCACCAACATCAAGCTGTTCCCTAACTACCGTGGAGTATACTTGATTCAGTCTATCTCTAACGGGCAGAAGAACGGGTCAGTGCTCATGTACTTTGATGAGAATCGAGTAAACGGACTTATTGAAGAAGGCTTGACAGTGAAGCACGCAGACGGATACTTCACCACTACGGAAGATGGGGCGATTCACATCACGGAAGACTTCCAGACGATCATGTAAACGTCAGGTGCAGGACAAAGAAAAAGCCCCCGAAAGGGGGCTTTTTTATTCGCTATAAGTTTTACGTGCTTAGAGACCTCAGCGTGGACCAAATCCGACAGATCGTCTAAGATCGCTCTGAGCCTCTGGGTAAAGACTCCCTCCTGGGAGGCCTCTTCTTCTCTCTTCTTCTACTGCTTGACTAAAGGTTGTCGCTGGGCGGGTACCCTTCATCTTGCCTTCAGCAAGGAGGTTTATGAGATCCGTAGAGGTTCCACCAGCTCTTTCGAGCTGCTCTTGCGTGATGGTGTCAGACCGTTGTGAAGCAGGCCCAGTGAGTCTGTTCGTTCTCATAGCTTCCTGGATACGAAGCTGCTTTCTTTCTTCGTCTGTCATTCTGGCTCTGTCATAAGCATCCCCAGCTCTGCCCATGAGGTCGATGGTCTCTCCTGTATAAAGTCTCGCATTAGAAGCTTCATCGTCAAAGATATCGCTAACTAATCTTCCAGCAGCAGTAAGGGCTGCATCTGTCTTTCCTGCAACGCCAGTAGCGTCTTCTGCTCGGTCACGGGCTTCTGCTTCGCTATAACCCTTTCCGAAACCTTCTCCACTAATGGCGGAACCTACACCAGAAGCAACTTGGCTGGCTTCGTCTACAATTCTTTGGAGAAAGCTCGGTGATCCACCTGTCATACCGCTGGCCTGCATGACACGCATGCCTTCTTCGCCAATGAGCTTGCCCATGAGGGCTTTAAGAAGCCTTGCTTCTTTAGGAGTGAGTTTACCGCTCTTTGCGTAAGAGGGTGTTTTTTTCATAGGATTCATGCTGCTGCAAAAATTTCGACGGCGACAGTAGCTGTATCTGCCTGCACGCCTATTGAGTTGATGTTGTTTAAAGAAACGGATGCAGAGCCAGCGGCATTAGCATCCATAAGAGAGTTATTGAGTATGAAGCTGTCTCCAGCTTCGATCTTTACAAAGTATTCCTCACTCGTCCCCTGAACTCTGATAGTTACAAAATTAGTAGAGTCAAGGTTGGTAAGTCTAAGGTAGTTGAGGGTACCGTCCTTTATGGTGCCAGCCGCAACAGCAGAGTCAAAGAGAACAACGGTTTGCTCAGCAGAGTGGAGACAGTCGACTATTCTGTGGTCGATCTGAGTAACAGTCTCTGTGTGAGTGTTCGTTGAACCACGAGAGGCACCGTTAAGGGATACCGCCTCCGTTATGGTTACTGTCAGGGTTGCCATGAGGCAAATATAATACTATTTTATTTAAATGACTTGAGGGCCCGCAGCATCAACTGCGGCCCTTTATCAAACCGAAGCCAGGGGTTTCCTTCTTCTTTAGCTTGATCTTACCTCCTGCATACATACTACCCGATGTCTGACCTTCGTTCTGCATGGCTCCGTATCCAGCTGCGGCGCCTCCAATGACAAATGAAGTTTTGAGAAGCTTACTGATAGAGTCTACCTTTTGGTTGTCAAAGCCACTGCTGCCATTCCCTTGGCCAACAAATATGTTAAAGAACTCTTCTTCTGGGAGCTCTATGTTTTTCGACTTCATATCTGCCATTAGCTCTTGAAAACCTTTGCCCCCTCCTATTGATGAGAAGTCACCCATCAATATATCTCTCATAGACTCCCTCGGAAGAGAACTATACTTAGGGGTTAAAAGAATCTCAGACATGGCATTCCTCAACTCTATAGCTCTCGTAGCTATCTCTGTTGGGTCAGACAAGTAAGCATAAGTCTTTTGAGCTTGTGTGGCGGCTGGGTTTACATCAACTTGATCCCAACGAAGCTCTCCAGATATATAGGGCTTAACCTCTGGGCGTGTTATTTCAGAGAGATTTTTTCTGTAGGACTTCCCAAGTTTACTCGTCGGGTCTGATATAGCTCTAAAGGATGCGTAGTGACCAGCCTCGTGAGCCCCAAGCCTTCTTTGTTCTTGGGCTCCGAGACGTCTGATCTCATCTGGGTTCCCAATGATCTGATCGTTTTTCCAGTCATAAATACCCTGAGCGCCATCTGCCCTAACTGGATCAAGCTGCATACGAGGAGCGCCTGCCCCCCGCTGAAACATGAACTCTAACTCCGTTCCTTCTGGGAAGCTTGAAAAGTCAGGACCGTAAGGATCTACTCTATAGATATCATTAACAGGCAGGCTTGGGTATGCTCTATAGAAATCATCCATAGTAATGCCTGCAGCCTCAACACCTTTTCTTATCTCTCTCTCCCAAGTCTTGCCATCTATAAGGCCACTCTCTCCTGCCAGTCTACCAAGAACGTCAGATCGGACCCTGTCTATAACATCCAACTTAGAGGCTGCATCTCTAGCTTCATCTACTGAGTACCCCCCAGGAAAGTATTGTTTTCTAAGAGCCTGCTGGGTTTGAGGATCGTCGTAAAACCTTCTAGTAAACTCAACCCCTTCTTGAGTGGCGTCAGGCGCCATAACCACATCTCCAACAATGTTTTGAGGTTGTCTAGAGACGTTTGCTGTAGGTTCGAAAACATTAGAAGGCCTTCGGCTTTCTTTAGAAAGATTTAAGGCTTGAATTGTAGATGCGTTAGGGTTATCTAAATTACGAGCGCCCTTAACTAAATCGAACGTGTCTTCTGCCACCTTTGCCACTCTTGTTGGAGCGCTGCCAGCAACAAGACCCAACAGGCCTGGAGAGCCTGTTGTCAAGTTATCGTCTCTCTGGTAATTAGGGTCGCTTATCAAGCCCTGCTCTGCAAGAGAGGCATAGATGTGATCCGCTGGGTTGGCCAAAGCAATGACAGCGTCCATGGGGTTGATACCCTTAGACTCTAGTTCCACTTGAGTTGGTACGTAGTTCCCCTCACTTATCTCCCTCATGTAGCTTAATGGTTGAGCGAGACCTCTAAGAATGTCTGCACCCATCTCGAAGTAGGACCTTTCATCCTGGGTGAGCTTATCTTCCCTAGGAGGAGGCGCGATTAGGCTAGGTGAGACAGGCGGCGGTAGCACGCCGCTGTCCTGATACATGGGTATCTCCAGAACAGTGTCCCCTGGGAAGCGATACTCACCCCCAGGCCTCATAAATTTAACTGCACCAGTGTTGTCAAAACCCACCACAGGGTGAGGGACCCCCTTCATCGAGATATTACCCGACTTAATTACGTTGAAAGGATTGTTCCGATCAGGGCTATCTGACCTGTATCCTTTTGTTGAGGTCTTTCTTACAGTCTTCATTGTATAGCTAGGGCGTATTTAACAGTATATAGAGCTATAAATGGTGAGGATGCCACAAGCATCCCACTCAATTACCGCCTCATGTACTTATCTGCAAAGGTATAACAGAAAATCTTAAAAGTCAACCGTCAAGTGGTACTCTAATCAATCCATGCAAGGGGTTGAAACCGTGTTAGTTAGCGGATTTTTGGTGAATCCACTAACTGATCCGCAAATTTTTGGGAGTAATGTTTAGGGTGGGGATTATATATGTTATATAGCGT